TGGTACGCGAGAGGTCTTCCTCTAACGCGAGTACACCAATGTTACCGTCACAACGCTTGAGCAAGTCGTACTCAATCTCACGTATGAACTGAGACTTGCCCATGCCACTACCACTGGTGATGGTGACCAACTCGTATGGCCTGTGGCCTCTAGTGAGAACATTGAGTCCTTCCCATGGGTAAGGCACTGACTTGACATTACGTTTCTCAACGAGGTTTTCCCACGTGTCCGTACCTGCGACAATACCGTCTGGTTGATAGACCTTAGCGTTCCACCATGCTTGAGTAAAGTCTTTGACCCTGTTAGCCATGAGCATGTCACTGGCGTCCTTCACGGGTAGCTTCACTACTTTCAGCTTGTTTGGACTAAAGAGGTCCTTGACTGCATCTACTGCTGCTTCTCCTGCTTTGTCATTGTCGAAACACAGGACCACAGTACCGTAGGACTCCAGCCACTCTAGCTGCTCCTTGACTTCCTTGGCAGCATTGGAAGCACCTGAGCGTAACGACACTACGTCCCACTGCTTACCTGACATCTCGTAGACTGCCATGGCGTCCAGTTCACCTTCAGTGATGGTAATGTACTTGTTTGTTTTGCACTGGTGTTGTCCAAAGAACCCAACTCCGGTTATGTCACCGCTAGTGTGGAAGTTCTTCGTCTTCACCTCACGTACCTTTGCAGACGCAACTTCATTTGTGCTGAGGTTGTAGTAAGGGTAGTAGTGCTTAATGATTTCACCCGTAGTCGAGTACTCCACAGTGACACCGTAGCGACTACAGGTGTCCTGAGACAGTCTCCTCTGGGGTATTGCTGCTACCACGCCACCCATACTCAGGCGGCTTGGCTTTGCTGTTGTTGCTGCTATTGTTACTTCCATGTCACCGCCATGTATATGATAGTCACAACCGACGGCAAAGCAGTGCGCCCCACCGTCGTCGTAAATGGCTAGGGCGTCCGACGAACCACAGTCAGGACACCCCTCATGTCTAATGAATTTAGCCACTACCCTAGAAGTCCGCAGAGTCGCCTTCGGTCATCTCTGCTTCCTCTAGGACCTTCACTGCGTCCAGATAGGTAGCCACACCGTGTACAGGATGTGCGTCACCTAGGACAAACCGCAGTCGTACCTTTGAATTGTAAGGGACTTCACCGTTGTAGCGGTTGCCTTCGGCGTCAAACCGCTTGACGTCAAACTTGGACTTAAACTTCCGCTGTTTGTTGCCTTGGTAGTCCTTGATCTTCACACCACGTGATGCTAGTGAAGAAGCATCGGACTCTGACACTGTGATGGTCATTGAGTACGCTCCGGTGCTCTGCCCATTGAAGATGTCATGCTGAGTCACGTTGCTGAAGTTCACAATGCCTTCAATTGTTTCTGCTGGTCTTGCCATAAGGAATAATCTCCGTTTGTTTGCTTTTGTGTCCAAGAGGTCATCTCCTGAACATACTAATAGTATACCACGGTTTTGGATGCCTTGTCACCTCCTTTCGCTAACTTTAGTAAACTTATGTTGTACTACAGAAGTACTACAGAAGTACTTATGTAGTACTACTACTGTTTACTTCTATAGTTTACTACTTAAGTAGTAACATAAGTACTACTTTAGTAGAGGGTAGCATAATCTGTCTCTGGTGTCAATAGGGTTCCTCTGATTTCATCAAAAAAATTATCGTCCTCTAGTTCACAAGCATAGACACTACTCAGGCATATACCGCAGAGGTCGTAGAAGTCACCCCTAGAGTCTTTACGTGTGAGTTCAAAGTCTTCCAAAATCTTATTACAGGCTTTACAACGCATCTTTAGTTCTCCTCAAATTCTTTGTGTACTTTGTCTGTGTTCACTATCAGACCATAAAAAAGTATGTAGGCTAGTATAGGCAGCCACACAGGGATTGTCATAATCACTGCTGCTGCTTTCTTTAGTTTCAGTCCCATGTAGGCTCCTCAATATCAGAATATGAATAATAGAATCTTTCTTTGTGTAACTTGTGTAGCTCTGTGGGTGTCATACGCTTGTACTTGTCCCTCAAGAGGTCCTTGAGTACAAACTGTACGTCACCAAAGTGCAAGCTGTGCATCTCGTCGAGTGCAAGGTTGTCAGCCATGTGCTCTACTGCTTTGCTGCTAATTAAACCCTCTATGGGGCTAGTCAAGTCTAAATCTTCAGTGTCAAACATTTGTTTTACTCCCTTTCCGTTAAACATGCCCAAGAATAACTCACTTCTTCAGTATTTGCAAGCTCTTGATCTATCTTTTGTGCAATTATTTGACACTCGTACTGTGCGTCGCTGGACACCCTCTGTTTAACCACTCGTGCAAAGGCTGCCAAAGAGCCAGTCCAGTACCACTCAGTCATCATCGATTGTGGTAAAACCATACGTGCTTGCTCAGGTGCCACTCCAGACGCTATCATGTTGTCGTAGAGTGTCTCTGCATTTTGCATGAGGTCCCAGTACTTGACGTTCCAGCGTTCCTCCTGTTTGCCCTCAAATGTTTCTAATGATGAACCTTGTTTCTTGTCTGGGGCACGTTTACGCCAACCCTCTGGTACGTGAAACGTAGGTACAAAGTCCACGTAGCGCCTAGAGACTTCATTCCACACTAGACCCACCTGATGCTTCACAAGCTGTCTAGCGACAAACACAGGTGCCTTAACCCTGAATTGAACCTGTACGTGTCCAAAAGGGGTCCAGTGGTTGTGCTTTGCTAGATACTTTATCAACTTTTTGTCTCTACTACCGAACTCCTCTGACTCCATAGCAAAGGACACTCTGGCCGCATTAACGACCGTGAGGTCACTACCCATTATTTCTAATAATTCTACTTTCATACGTCAAACACCGGTCCTGTTACTTCAAAAGTTACAAAAAAATAGAGTAGACCTGCAGCCCAGAGAACACACATGACCCAGAAAACAAAGTCTAAGTCCTCGTCTGTCACGTTCCAGTCTCTGATGTCGTAGTAGACACCCTTAGTCTCGTCTATCACCCATTTGATAAATCTTTTGATCTTGTTTATAGCCATTGTGGTTTTCTCCTTTTAGTCCATTTCATATCAATTTCGTTTTCACGGGTGGCATAGTATGCACGATAGGCCAGCACAGTGTCAAGCCCTCTGCACTCATCGTACATACACTGTGGAGGGTCAACAAAGGGTAGCTCTGGCAAGTCCTTTGGCACTACTTTGAGGTACTCTAGTTTCTCTCGTTCTGTCTTGTGCACCTTGCCGTATCTGTAGGTGTACTCCTGAAACAACCCTTGCAGATGCTCTAAGCCCCATTTGTAGGCAATCTGAGACGATCTGAGCCACTTTGTACTGGGGTGGTTCTGATGGGTCACCTTGTACACAAAGGGTGCCTGTGGCGTCTCTGTGAGCCTGTGAGCAGTGCTAAGCATCTGAGCAGTCTCGAGGCTTTGTTTAATTACGTGCTTGTTACATTGCATCTGCGCTGCTTTCCATGGGTCCTCATGGATATAGAATAGATTCACTTTGTAAACTCCTGTTAGTGCCTGTTAAACCTAGGTTCATTGTCTAAGATTTCCTGAAGCTGTCTGTGGTCGTCTAATAGTAGACCATAGTCACCTATGAAAACCATAGCATGTCTGCCAAGGTCCATCAAGAGTCCTTCGAGGAATGCTACTGCTTCCTGCTTCTGGTATTCATAGAACTGTCGTCCTTCAATGTCTATCATGCAGTGCCTCTTTTTGCAGTCTGTTTACAATGTCCAGCACTGACAGCACCATTTGCTCGTCTGCAGGGTCAGACAAAAGCGTGTCCTTTGTTTTGAATAAAGTTATCCAACATTCCAATAGTTCTTCTCTGGTAGGTTTTATCATGACACCAGCACCTCCACGAGTAAGACACTGCCAAAAATGATGAGACACCATCCAAAACACTGCATCGACTCCTTAAAATCATTTGACATGCTACAATTCTCCTCTGTTTTGTTTTTTGTTTTCCCATGCTTCCCATAGGACATTGTCTAAAGCTTTGTTGATCTTGTTGTCCTCGATGATTCTACCACCTAGGGAAACGCTTGTAAACTCTACAAACTCAGGACATGAGACATATATACCCTCGTAGTCTGCGGGTTCAAAGTAGACACTACAGGACCCTGAGACTTTGCCCACGTCAAACTCTAGGGTAGTACTAGGCATTGTGCACTACTCCATTGTGAAAATCGTAGGACAAAGGTCCTGCTTCCTGATAGACAGCATCGACAATTTCTGGATACTCTGACTCTATCTGTTCAATTTTCTGGTATGCGAATACGTCATTCGTTTTTACTGTACGCTCAACCAGTGCTAAATACTCTTTTATCAATTCGTTCATGCTATAGTCTCTCTAATATGTCTGCAAGGTTATAAGAAGCGTAGTCGCTACCTTCGCTACTGTATCGCTTTATCAAACTGCCGTCAGCTCCTCCTGAATGTAGGCATATATAGTAGTCTGCTTCTGCCAGTGTTTTTATGAATGTACAATTGTCGCAGTCGTGTTTATGGTTTGGCATACTACGCTACCTCCTGAAGATTAATTAGTTTTAACATCTTTTTACCGTGTGCTGGATATGCTACCACAGCTACTTCCTGATTCCAACATGCTCTACAGGGTCCGCATTTGCCAGCTCTGGTGCTAGACTCGCAAACCGTTAGGTTACCATTGCCAGAGTCTAAAGACGCCACAATTGTGCTCGTGTTACGCCCTGCTATCACTTCACCTGTAACACTATCAGACGAATAGCGAACTACTACGTTCGGCAAAGCTTCCATCTGAGAAAAGACAGAGTGAAACTTTTTAAACTTGTGCATTCGAGTCGGTAGCCAGTGTTTAACCCATGGTGTTGCTTGCATAACCTGTAAAATCTTCTCTGCCAGCTTTAGGCTGTACACGTCCCCAGAGTCAAACCATCGGAAGTATCGGTCGTTGTCCAGCTCTGCCACCATGTCGTTGACCCATGCGTCACGCTTCCAGTCTCTCTGATTGTGTTCGCGTGGTGCTTTGACGTTAGGAAAGCGATAATTGCCCGTTGTGGCATAGCATCCCACACATGCAGGTACAAGCTTGCCATTGTCACCTACGCTTCCTGCGCACGTTGTCAGTGCCTGTAGAGACCATGATCTGCATGGCATTTTGCCAGCTTTAGATAGTTTGATTGTCATGTTGTGATGTCCTGTGTTGTTAGTTTTGAAAGATACTACAGCAAAACCCTCGTGTCAACAAGGGCAGAGCTTTAGTGTCTCTATTCGCCTCTTACAGATCGTTTGACAGCTCTTGTCATAGGTAAACCAGAGTTTAACACTGCAAGCTTATCGTTGCCCATTGTGCCTTCATACATGACCACTTCATCAAAGAATGGGTAGTCAGATGCATCCTCACGATTGAACGCGATTATAGTCCTCAAATCAGCACCAGATTCGCCAGTTATTATGTCTTTTACGTATATCTCGTATATGTTGTATTTAGTAGCCATAAAACAAAGTCCTATATAGTTAATTGATGTGGTAACTTTAGCAGATTGGGCGACCATTACAACCTCCAAGAATAACTATTTTTTACAGTGATAAACCACTATAATTACTCATGATGTGCCTTGTGTTGTGCATCGTGTTGTGCTAGGCGCTCTAAGGGCCCTACACTAGTTCACACACTTGTGCAACCTGTTTTTCTCTTAAGCAAAACCCATGCCAACAACAACATTGGCACAGAAGTTGCACCCATGCAAGACTCGTGCCAACTCTGGACCTGGCACAGATGTTGCACCCATGCAAAACCCATGCCAACTCTGGTTGTTTCTAATGTTGGCACGAATGTTGCTGCCCTAGCAAAACCCATGCCAACTCTGCGCCCATGCAAGACTCGTGCCAACTTTAGGTTATGCAAAAGTCATGCCAATGTTGACCCGGGGGAGGGGGTTGACTCGTGTTGATAATTGTAGTAGCTACCTAGACACAAAATAGGTGAAAATTAGGAATATTACCCCGTGTTTTAACAACTGTAACTACTTGTTCTGCCTCGTATTACCACTACTGCCTGTCCACAGCCATAAATAGCTTGACTTATGTGAAGACTTATGTTATACTATAGTTGTAATTAGGGACAATTTGTGTTATGACCACTGAATTAAAAAAGAGAGGTCGTGGCAGACCCCGGAAGTCAGAAGTAGCCGCTGTAAAACCCGGTAACAAGGGTAAAGTGGGTAGACCCAAGGGTGACGCTGCTATTATCAACGAGTACAAAGCTCGTATGCTGGCTTCTCCTAAGTCTAAAAAGGTCCTAGAGACTATTTTTGATGCAGCTTTGGACAACGATCATAAGAATCAGGCTTCTGCATGGAAGTTAATTATGGACCGTATGTTACCAGTAGGTGCATTTGAAAAAGAAGTCACCAAAGACGGTGGCAGAAACGCCATACAAATCAACATTACTGGTGTTGGTACTGTAGACGTAAACGACAGTGACATAATTGAAGGAGAAGTAGTGAATGAATCTTGAGTTCTTTACCTTAGATGAGTTCAACTGCCAAGTCACTGGTGAAAACAAGATGGAACCAGAGTTCCTACAGAAGCTTGATCGTTTACGTGCCGGGTGTGGGTTCCCGTTTGTCATCACGAGTGGTTACAGACACCCCATAGAGCATCCTATTGAAGCATCCAAGGAAGTTCCGGGGACCCATGCCCAAGGCATTGCAGCAGACATCCAAATAATCAGTGCTTCCCAAAGGCATACCATTGTGTCTGAGGCTCTAAAGCTGGGCTTCAAGGGCATAGGCATTGCTAAAACATTCGTCCATGTGGACACACGTGGCACAACTCCTGTGATGTGGTTGTACTAATGTTTTTTACACAACACAAAACACTGACTAACGATGCTGAGACAACAGTTCTCACTATCCCCAATGGTTTTCTTTTACACATTAATTATATCTTTGTGGCTAACCACGGTGGCAGCACAAATAGCATAGACCTGTGGTGGGAAAACAGTGCTGGTGCAGACCAAATGTACTTCTTTGACGGCACAAGTATTAACTCAGGAAACAAAGAAATCTTAGGTGGTCAATCTGAAACTCCTATATTTGTTTTACATCAGGGGGAAGTAGTGAAGGCAAAGGCTGCATCTTCGGGCGATATAGAAGTAGCCTTTACTTTTAACTTAGTAAATCAACCTTCGTTCCTCAACAACTACAACTGATAGTGACAACAGACTTAAACATAGAGTTACTTCCGTGGCAACAGGAAGTCTGGGCAGACGACACTAGATTCAAGATTATAGCAGCAGGTAGACGTACAGGTAAGTCCAGACTAGCTGCATGGATGCTGATTGTAAACGCTCTACAGGCCGACAGAGGCCATGTGTTCTACGTAGCACCAACACAGGGTCAGGCCAGAGACATCATGTGGCAGACTCTGTTAGAGCTAGGTAACCCAGTTATCTCAGGTAGTCACATTAACAACCTGCAGATTAAGCTGGTCAACGGGGCCACTATTAGCCTCAAGGGTGCTGACAGACCAGAGACAATGCGTGGTGTGTCACTGAAGTTCCTAGTGTTGGACGAGTACGCAGACATGAAGCCTGACGTATTTGAGCAGATACTTAGACCTGCTTTGGCTGACCAGAAGGGCTGTGCGATGTTCATAGGGACACCTATGGGTCGCAACCACTTTTACGAATTGTACAAGTACGCTGACCTAGGTGACGACGATACTTATAAATCATGGCACTTTACTTCCTATGATAACCCTGTACTTGACCCTGCTGAGATTGACGTTGCTAAAAAGTCCATGTCAAGCTATGCGTTTCGTCAAGAGTTTATGGCGTCATTTGAAGCTCGTGGGTCAGAAATGTTTAAAGAGGACTGGGTAAAGTTTGACGAAGAAGGCATTGACGAAGGTGACTACTACAT